GGTCACTGCCTCGGCTTCTGCGAAGGTTGTAGCTGGCGCTTCCTCGATGACGATAACCCCCGCAGGAATCGCCCTTGTTTCGACTATTCTGACGCACAACGGCAAGAACATCGGCGCCACGCATTACCACGTCGGCAGTCCTAATACGGCGGTTCCGGTATGAGCGACTACGGCCTATTCATAAAGGAAGACACCATAGACATGGTTCTTCTGCCTGGCGACATTGCTGGCGACGACGGGTTAGAGACTTCCGTGATCATCAGTCTTTTTAGCGATGCGAGGGCAACACAGGATATGCTCGACGCGATCGATAATGATGGGGACCTTCGCGGTTTCTGGGGCGACATAACGCGCCCCTCCGACTCTACAGGGTCACTCCTATGGACGCTGAAGAGGTCGAAGCAACTGATCAGCACCCTGGCGAAGGCGCGCGGATATTGCCAGTCGGCTCTTCAGTGGCTGATAGATGACAAAGTGGCTGACCGCGTAGACATCAGAACCAGCTATCTGGCCCCCGCTTCCGGCGTAATGATCATCGAGGTCGACGTCTACAGGCCAGGGTCTGCCAACCCCGTCAAATACCGCTACGGCTATGAGTGGTCGGCGCAATTACTCAAGGTAAACATCTGATGCCATTCGCACGCCCAACGCTTGAAGATCTGATCAACCGGGTTGCCACAGACATTGCAAGCCGGCTGCCAGGGATGTCCTACTCCCTGCTGCGTCGAAGCCTTGCGGGCGCACTGGCAAGGGCTGAGGCTGGTGCGGTCCATTCACTCTATGGGTACCTCGACTTCATCGCCAAACAGGCGATCCCAGATACAGCAGAAGACGAGTTCCTTTTGCGCTGGGTTTCTATATGGCTTCCTGGTGGTAGGAAGCCAGCAACCTTTGCCTCTGGCACCAATGCTGTTCAGGTGGCCGGGACAAACGGATCACCCATCCCTGATGGGACGATCTTTGTCCGATCAGATGGCGTGCGCTTTAAAACGGTTGGAGACTTTCAGCTCTCCGGCGCCACGGGATTGGTTAGCGTTATCGCGCTTTCTGCCGACGCCATCAGCAATACAGGCCAAGGTGTATCGCTTACTCTGTTCCAGCCAGTCGAAGGGATCTCAAGCACGGCTCTTGTTGTGTCGCCAGGAATTACAGGAGGTAACGACCAAGAAACTCTTCCGGCCCTTAAAGCTCGCCTTATACGCAGAATTCAGCAGCCCCCACAGGGCGGGAGTGCGGCTGATTATGAGACTTGGGCTTTGGAAGTCCCCGGCGTCACCAGAGCATGGGTTAAGCCTCTCTATCTTGGCGCCGGGACGGTCACTGTATTTATTGCAAACGATAACGCAGTGACAGCGCCTATCCCTGATGCCGGAACGGTAGCGGCCGCACTCGCATACATCAAGACAAAGGCGCCAGTGACAGCTGACGTTACTGTTCTTGCCCCTGTTGCATACCCTGTAGCGATATCGGCAAAGCTACTCCCCAACAGTGCGGCCGCCCAGTCTTCAGCAAATGCAGAGCTCGCAGACTTGTTTTATCGGGATGCAGAGCCAGGTGGAACGATCTATCTCAGCAAAATCAGAGAGGCGATCAGCATAGCCAGCGGCGTTCAAAACAGCCAAGTAACAGCGCCGGCTGCTGACGTCGTAGCTCCTGCGGGTAACATACCCACTCTCGGAGCTATTACTTGGGGCTCTTTCTGATGGCGCACACTACGGAAGAGTACGCATCCCTCTTAAAAAATCTTTTACCACCAGGTGTGGCTTTCCCAAGAGAGCCGGGCACCGACCTAGAGAGGGTTCTTTTGGGCTGTGCGGTAGAGTTTTCGCGAATTGAGGCAAGAGCGGACCAGCTTGCGATCGATGTAAATCCTCAAGATACGACAGAGCTTTTGTCGGACTGGGAGAGAGCGGCAGGGCTCCCCGACAAGTGTTCTGGAGTGCTGGAAACAACCATTCAGGGGCGAAGGAATGCGCTTGTTGCAAAACTTTCTTCAACTGGTGGTCAGTCGATTGAATATTTCATTTCAGTAGCCGAGGCTCTGGGATACACCATAACAATCACCACCTTCGACCCGTTCAGGGTTGGCGTGTCATCGGTTGGGCAAGCGCTTACAAATGGCGCATGGCAGTATGCTTGGCAGATAAGCGCGCCTGAAACTACCGTTGTTTCATTCCGGGTCGGAATGTCCGCGGTTGGTGAGGCTCTAAGATCTTGGGGTAACGACGCCTTGGAATGCAAAATAAGGCAGCTCGCACCGGCGCACACAGTGCCAATTTTTTCTTACGGAGGTTGACAGAATGCATCGTATTGACGGCCCAACAGCAGCGCCAGGCGGGCTCTTTACAGAGGGCGATCCGATCGCAGGGGTTCCTGCAACAATCGTATCTGGGCCATGGGCGAACGATATACAAGAAGAGCTTATGAGCACCTTGACAGCGTCAGGGATTGCTCCAGTAAAGGGCGTTCAAGATCAAGTCTTGAAAGCTATACGAACTCTAGCTGGGGGCGCAGTGGGGCTTAATCGCAACGTCGTGATGAACGTTACTGCCGCCAGTGCTTCCGCAACGATAACAGCCGACCAGTTTTTTGTTCAATCTGCACTTAACGGCCAGTCCTATCGTCTGAGTTCATTCAACAAAACTATAAACTTGGCTGCAACCGGTGCGGGGGGGATGGACACAGGAGCCGCACCGGCTAGTGGGCACGTTGCGATTTACGCAATATATAACCCTTCAAATGGCTCTTCGGCACTTCTAGCGACCAACGCCAGCGCCGCGGCAGCACCTGAAGTATACGGCGGTGCAAACATGCCGGCGGGATATACAGCTTCCGGCTTGATCAGTGTCAGATGCACTACAGCGGCAGGGCTGCTCCAAATTGGGTTGCAGTACGACCGATCTGTATCAATCCCTGAATCCATGGTCTTTAACAATGGCGCTATTAACTCTACGATCACGGCTATAGGCGCAACAATCCTCCCTAGAAACGCAAAATTTACTGCTGGGAATTTAACCGTAACTGCGAGCGCCGCATCGGCGCTTTCTCTGTCTGTTTTTTCGTCAACTGTTTCTGTGGGTCGGAAAATAAACAACTCAAGTGTTGCAGCCAATGGTCAAACAGTTTGTCCTTTCGATAAGATCATGGTGGCAACACCGCAGGTGGTTTACATGATATCGGCCATTCTTTCAGGAACTGGGCAGAACTATGTAATCACCCTCACTTCCTACGATTTCTAGAGGATATTCAAGATGGAACCTATTTACGCGCAAATGACTGACGAAACCATGACCGTTATGCAGGGATGGTTTGGAAACCCTCAAGACCCAGAGGTATGGAAAAATCAGGAGACGGTGTACCCCAACGATGCGCGGTATCATGAGTGGTACAACCGTCAGGTGCCAGGGGTTCGCCCCTATTCGCCAGACCCTGTTTTCCCGGCGGTAAATCCACACGAAGAAGACTGACTGCCGGAACAATAATAGGAAGCTGCTCAATGAACGAACCCAGCATTTCCGCGATGACAACGTATCTTGGCTGGGTCGTCGTCTCTGTGCTCCAAGGCCTTCATCCGGGCGCCGCTTGCGGGGCGGCGTTTGGCTGTTTTTTCTTTGTTTCATTCCCTGACCCAGACCGCCGCCCGGTACTCAGAAAAACCGCTCTTCTGCTTTTTTCTTGGGGGTGGGGATATTCCTTTGGGGATGCGGTATCAAAGTCTGATAACTGGTCCCACTGGGCTATGGTTTCGGCAGTAACGGCAGCAGCAATGGCTGCTACTGTATTCGGCGTGATCAACCTGATGGTTGCGAATAATGGCCCAGTGCCAAAATGGGTAGAGTTCATAGTGGACCGGGTGCCATTCCTTAAGTCGAGGAAAACCGATGAACCTAAATGACTTGACCCTTTACGGCGAGGCCATTCTAGGGACTCGCCTTGTGCTTCATTTGGTGACGATATGGTCAATCGTGGCGTACACCAGTTCGCATAGATCCAGATTTATGCCAACCGCGCTTGCGGTGATCATCGGCGGCTGCTCCGGCGCCGCCGCCTTCCAAGTCGTAACCGAATGGAAAACCTTGATCTTCACAACCCAACCCTGGGTCATGGGCCTTGTCTTCTCGCTGGCGGTTATATGCGTCTGCAGCAAGGGAAACATGTCCCGCCCGCTTCGATTCTTCTACAGGTGACCTGATGGACTCCAAGACGCTGGCTTCCGCAATGAATATCCCGCTTGCCCGGGCCGATAAGTGGGCCGAGGCGATTACCAGCGGAATGAATGCAGGGAAGATCGTAACCCGCCTTTGCGTTGCGGCGTTCCTTGCCCAGGTCGGACATGAGAGCGGGAGCCTCGTCTACACCAAAGAGATCGGCGGACCTTCCTACTTCGCCAAGTACGACGGCCGCGAAGATCTCGGCAACACCCAGCCAGGTGATGGCGCAAAGTTCTGCGGACGAGGCCTGATCCAGGTCACTGGCCGGTCCAACTACCGCCTGTGCAGCCTTGCTCTGTTCGGTGACGAACGACTTCTTGCAACGCCAGAGCTCTTGGAGAAGCCAGAGAACGCCGTCCGATCGGCAGTCTGGTACTGGAACAAGCACAACCTATCAGCCCTTGCCGAAGCCGATCGATTCACCGACCTGACACGCGCAATCAATGGTGGGACCAATGGACTGCAGGATAGGAAAGATCGGTACAGGCTCGCATTGTCGGTGCTGAAATGATCTTCGATTTCAAGATGACCTTTTTGGCCGGTGGCGCTGCATTAGCCATCGGCCTTTTCGTTGGCGGTGCTGGCGCCTGGACGGCCAGAGGGTGGCAGGCAGACGCCGATCTATCCGAACTCCGATCGACCTATGACCGCGCTTACGCGGCCTCGATCGAGCAGGCGCGCGCCAAGGAATCCGAACTTCAATCAATCGCCGATGAACTGCGTGCGAAGGTTCCAGATGAAGACGCAAAAAAGAATGCTGATCTCGCCTCTGCTGATGCTTCTGGCATCGGCCTGCACAACGCAGCAACCGCCTATGCCGCTGCAACCCGTTGCGATACCTCCGCTGAACAGCGAGGCAAGACAACAACCAAGGCCGCCATGGTGCTCACCAACCTGTTTGAAGAATGCAGAGCAGCAAAACAACAAGTGGAAGCAACGGCTGATGATTCCTATAGCCGAGCCCTACGCTGCGAAGCCCAGTACGACCAAGTGAGGGAAGCATTGAACCGAAAAAACAAAACACCCCCAATCCCATAAGGAAGTGACCCATGACGCAATACCTGTTCAACGGGCCTCAGCAGGCCGGCGATGTTTCCCTGTCATTCTTGGGGAGTTCTATACAACAGATCAGCGTAGAGGCCGCGGCGGTTGGCGCCCAAGGCGTTTCCGTTTCTGGCGTAGTCGTTGTTGAGGGGTCCAATACGGGAAACGACTGGATCCCCATAATGCAGCTTACGATCACAGGCACAACCCGGGCCGCTGACGGCGGCATCGCTCAAACAAACTGGCAATACCTGCGAGGCCGCATTGTTTCCGTAAGCGCGAACACTCAGATCGTCTGCGCGATGAACTCAAAGGGCTTCCCCTATGGAACTTAAACAGGGTGCATTGGGTGGCGTTCTCGCAATGTCAGTCGCTCAAATCCAGTCCATCACGGGGGCGACAGCAGTTTCTTTTTCTCCCACCAGCGGATCGACCGTTACAGTTCCGGCAAGTGACCGGACTATCAGCCTGATTTCGCTTGAGCCAGCTGCTGACCTCGATGCGCTTACCGTGAAGTTGCCGGTCGACGCTGTGTCTCGTCTGGGTCAGCGAATTTTCGTTCGAACATCAAGACAGATATCCAATGTCACGTTCCAAAGCGACGGTGGCACGGTGGACAACTGGCTTGTCATGCTTTCTGCCGGTGACTGTGTGGACTTCACCAAAGTTAAGGCCGCCATTTGGTCAAGAGGGGTTTCGTAATGCGCAAAAGGATCGGACTTATTTCATGTTTTGTGGCGGGACTTTTCCCTATGGTGGCGCTCGCTGCTGGGGGTGATCTGTTCATCAACCAGCGCGACTCTACGGACACCGCAACGATCAACCGGCTTGTTCAAAAGCCGGCGAGTGACGGAGTCATGGGGTTCAACACCGTCACGCAAAGACCAGTGTTCTTCACGTTTGGCCCTGGGATTATTTTGAGTGGTGGCGTGCTCGATGCATCCTCTGTACCTGGCCCGGCAGGCCCCCAAGGCCCGGCGGGGCCGGCGAGCACTGTTCCGGGACCAGCTGGGCCACCCGGGGCTACAGGGCAGGCGGGCGCAACTGGGCCGGCCGGCCAGGTCGGATCGACAGGACCGCAAGGACCTCCCGGCACTCCAGCGCCAACACCGTCGCAAAGTGCTGCAACACGATCACTTAATACGGCGTATCAAGTCAGCAGCACACGACCGGCCTGGGTCACATACAGCGTTCAAATCACAGTAACCGCGTCGCTTACAGGTGGCCAACAGGGCGATGTGATTATGGAGATAGCCAGCAACGCGGGCTTTACCGCTGGCGTGCAGACCGTGGCAATCGCAGGCCTTGGGCAGACCTACAGTCTTGCTGTTGCGATTCAGGGCGTGCAGCCTCAAACAGGTGTTGTGTCTGGATTTGTCCCCGCGGGTTATTACGTTCGGCTGCGGACGGTGAGCGTTACTGGTTCCCCGACATTCAACTACAGGGCAGGGCAAGAAACGTTGCTTTAGGGATTGGTTTTACAGGAGGGAAAAGCGAAGGCCCCATTGCGGGGCCTTTTTTTATTGCTTTGGTTTTTCATTCAGCGCAGCGGTGGCGTCGAGGCAGGCGTTCCAGCCCTGGTCGAAGGATCCCTGTGAGGTGAACGCAATGCGCTCAGGCAGCACCACCGCGACCGGCGCTGGCGGAGCGGCGTAGAGCTCGATTTCTTCATAGAACCCATCGGGAAGGACCAGCCATTTGGTTGGGCTGAATAGCGGCCTGTACTCGTATCCGTCCTCGGATCGCTCAAGATACATCCACGCCACCGGCTCACCCCGCCCACTCTCCAGCTCAGCGATCCGCGCTTCGAGGCGGGCGATGGTGGATTGCAGAGCGTCGTTTTCTGCTGCCGATACCCGCACGGCTTGATTGTTTAGGCTTTGCGCCAGCGCGTAGCATTGGTTCGATGTCAGCACCGTGTAGCACCGGGATGCATCAACAGCCTCGGCTACCGACTTCATGCTGTGCGCGGTTCGATCTTGCCGCTCGACCGCTGGCGCATCGCCAAGGCAGTTCTGTTTCCACTCCGGCCAAGTCTTAACGACCTCGGCGCATTGCTTGCAGTGTTCGCGCAGGGCATTGGGCGGCTTGACCGCTGGCACACAATCCGGGCAAGGCTCGTCACTGCCGTCGTCCAGCGACATAAACCCGAGCTGAAAAACTGTTTTAGACCCGCCGCATGTCTTGCATGTGGTCGCGTAACCCGCATCAAGTACAGCCTCCGCAAGGGAATACAGTGAAGCACTCGGCACCGACTGCATAACGCCGTGCAGGGCCTTTACAGCAGCGTGCCGCTCATCTTCCCGCGACACGCCGTCAATCGTTGGGTTATTGGTCATGGTCATTGATCCTTATCAAAATGTCGCGAGCCGGCTCAGCAAACTTAGTTTTGCCGATCGTAAGCCTTGATGCCCAGCGCCGAGCAATGCGTTTGTAAATGAAAACCGGCAGAATTTGCAGCCAGCTACGCATCATGACTTTTTGCCTCGGATTTTTGGTTGAGGCTGCGTCGAGAATGTCACGAGTTTCATCCAAGCCCGCATATTGATCCCAATACTCACGACCAAGAGCTTCGCGAACATCGGTTAGCGTCTGTAGCAACTCAGCAATGCGCTGCTCGGCGGCGGTAAGCCCCTTGGCTGCATCGTTACGCTGACATTTGACGGTGTCGTGTCGCTCGCGCAATTTGGCTAGCTCAGCCTCAGCCGTATCGGCGCGCAGGCGTTGGGCGTCCCACAGCGGCGCCATGTTGCGCTCAAGATCCGCAATGACTGACCAGATATCAGCGAGTTTCTGACCTCGACCGGCGGCATCCCGGTACTGATCCGCGTAATCGAAGATCGGATTTTTCACTTCACTCATGATATGCACCATTGAATAAGTTGAGGGAGGCCCGACGCGCAGAGCGCCAGGACGTAGCAGAGGTATTGGGGAATCATGGCCT